TTGTAGACATGGAATCTTTTGCGATTGCAAAAACATGTCTTAAGGAAGGTGTAACTTTTAAATGTTTTAAATACATATCAGATTCTACCGATGAGAACTCGGCAAATGATTGGGAACTGAATGTTCGCAAAGGGAACGAACTGTTTAAAAACTTACTTATTCAAAATTATGGACTTTCTTAAAGAAATTGTAAAAGAGATCGGAGATGACTACACAAAACTCGCATCAGATATCGACGATACTGAACAGTATGTGGACACGGGTTCGTACATTTTTAACGGACTTGTTTCAGGGAGTATTTTTGGTGGTGTATCTGGGAATAAGATTACTGCCATTGCTGGGGAGTCTAGTACTGGAAAAACTTTTTTCTCTCTTGCTGTCGTCAAGAACTTCCTTGATTCTAATCCTGACGGGTATTGCTTATATTTTGATACTGAAGCCGCTGTTAACAAGTCTCTTCTCGCAGATCGGGGTTTAGATCTTAATCGTATTGCTGTCGTCAATGTCGTTACGATTGAGGAGTTCCGTAGTAAGGCACTGAAAGCAGTTGATCTTTACTTAAAAAAATCTGTAGATGAACGCAAACCTTGCATGTTTGTGCTAGACTCTTTGGGGATGCTTTCCACTGAGAAAGAGATTACAGACGTTCTGAACGACAAGCAAGTTCGTGACATGACTAAGTCACAACTTGTCAAAGGTGCATTTAGGATGTTGACTCTGAAACTGGGGCAAGCAAATATTCCAATGATTGTTACTAATCACACTTATGATGTCATCGGCGCTTATGTCCCAACTAAAGAAATGGGTGGAGGTTCTGGACTCAAGTACGCCGCCTCTTCTATCATCTACTTGTCTAAGAAGAAAGAAAAGGATGGAACTGAAGTCGTTGGAAATCTTATCAAGGCAAAGACTGCTAAGTCGCGTTTAAGCAAGGAGAACAAAGATGTTACCGTTCGCCTTTACTATGATAATCGTGGCTTGGATCGTTACTACGGTTTGCTTGAATTGGGAGAACTTGGTGGACTTTGGAAGAATGTGGCTGGACGCTATGAAATAGACGGGAAGAAAGTCTATGCAAAGGCGATCTATAAAGATCCAGAACAATACTTCACCCCAGAGGTGATGGAAAAATTAGACGAGATTGCAAAACAGGAGTTTAGTTATGGACAATGTTGAGTTTCTAATTCTTAGAAACCTACTTCATAATGAGGAATATGTCCGTAAGGTAATTCCATTTATTAAATCAGATTATTTTGATAATCGTAGTCAAAAGATTGTCTACGAAGAGATTCTTAAATTTGTAGAACAATATAATAAAACAGTCACTAAAGAGATTCTCTGTATTGAAACTGAGAAGCGTCAGGATATTACTGATGGTGACTATAAAGAAATCACACAACTTATTTCTTCATTAGAAGAAGCACCTACGGAGTTTGATTGGTTGGTATCCACCACTGAGAAGTGGTGTCGTGATCGTGCTATCTATTTGGCATTGATGGAGTCCATTCAGATTGCTGATGGACAGGACGAAAAGAAAAATCGTGATGCCATCCCGACAATCCTTTCTGATGCCCTTGCAGTGTCATTTGACACTCATGTGGGACACGATTATCTTCAGGATTATGAGGCACGTTATGAGTCCTACCACAAGAAAGAAGACAAAACCGAATTCGACTTGGAGTATTTCAACAAGATTACGAAAGGCGGCCTCCCTAACAAGACGCTTAATATTGCTCTCGCTGGCACTGGCGTCGGTAAGAGTTTGTTTATGTGCCATGTCGCTGCTTCGGCACTCCTTAACGGAAAAAATGTGTTATATATCACGCTTGAAATGGCTGAAGAAAAGATTGCAGAGCGAATTGATGCAAACCTTCTTAATGTACCCATTCAGGAGATATCAGATCTTCCCAAGATGATGTATGAGAGTAAGGTGACAAAACTCTCAGAAAAGACTCAAGGCACCCTAATTATTAAGGAGTACCCTACCGCGTCAGCACATGCAGGACATTTCCGTGGTTTGCTTAATGAACTCGCTATTAAGAAATCATTCCGTCCTGATATTATTTTCATTGATTACCTTAATATATGTGCTTCCTCTAGGTATCGCGGAAACCTTTCTGTCAATTCATATAGCTATATCAAGGCTATTGCTGAAGAACTTAGAGGACTCGCTGTCGAGGCGAACGTACCTATCGTATCTGCCACCCAGACTACCCGTTCTGGTTACGGTAGCTCTGATGTTGAGCTTACTGATACTAGTGAGTCCTTTGGGTTGCCTGCTACTGCTGATTTTATGTTTGCCCTTATTTCAACTGATGAGCTTGAAGAACTCGGGCAGATTATGGTGAAGCAGTTAAAGAATCGCTACAATGATCCGACTGTGTATAAGCGTTTTATTGTCGGTATTGATCGTGCAAAGATGAGATTGTATGATTGTGAACAGACTGCTCAAACTGATATGGTTGACAGTGGGCAAGAAGAGGAGTATACTTACGAAGACAAACCCAAAAAATCATTTGATGGTTTTAAGTTTTAATGATTCATGAATTCCATGACATTTTAGATGATAAAAGTCTATGTGATAAAGCAATAGATTTTTTTGAAAATTGCGATCGCAAGCAATTTTCAGAAAGAGCATCAAGATTCAAAGATAAAACAGTACCTACACTTCTCATTGGCGACAGTTATCTTAGAACTGAATTAAAAGTGATATCTTATAAAATATCACAAAAACTTCATTATATTCATAAACAATTTATTTTTCCAGAATATTCTAATCTTGTTGTTTGGAGTCCAGGAGAGAAAATGACAGTTCATACGGACAATAAACTTGACATCATTAAGCAAAGACATTATACTGCAGTATGCTATCTTAATGATGATTATTCTGGAGGAGAAACTTTTTTGCCAGATCATGATTACGTCTGCAAACCAGAAAAAGGAAAGGTTATAGTCTTTCCATCAGATTATCCTCATGGAGTAAAAATGATTGAGAAAGGTATGAGATACACATTAGCAATGTGGTTTACCAGAGACAAAAATTTTGTTATGTGGTAAAATTATGAACGGTTATTATTCTGTATTCAATCCCGATAGTAAAAAAATTGCTGACTGTGGAGCTGAAAGAGATGCTCTCTTTCTTATTCATAGTCGAAACAAAACTTGGGACGGACATTACTACACCTTTAATCCTCTCCCAGGTGATATAATTGATGTGAACACTTCATATCAACTTCCTACCACTGATATTGTTGTCAATATGGATGGTGGTGTTGGTGGTAGTTGGAGAGAGATATCACTTCCCGAAAATTCTCAAGAACCATTTATTCCCGATTTTCACGACTAAAAACTATGAACAACTACGTTGATTTTGTTAAGCAAACCACTAGCGAACCCAGTCTGGAATACGGTGCTATGGCATCACGTCTTGCAGAGCTTGAAGTAACAGGAACTAACACCACACAACTTCTCACTGCTGCACTTGGTTTGACTGCTGAGTCTGGTGAGTTTACTGAAGTTGTAAAAAAAATTCTCTTTCAAGGTAAACCTTACAATGAAGAGAACGTGTTTCATATGAAGCGTGAGCTTGGCGATATCTGCTGGTATCTTGCTCAAGCATTTATGGCACTTGATACAAACTTTGACGAGATTCTTGATATGAATGTTGAGAAACTCGGTGCTCGATATCCTGAAGGCACTTTTGATGCATACTATTCTGAAAACCGTAAGGAGGGTGATCTGTGATTGAATTTGATGATATGGAACTCATGCAACTTAAGTTTTGCATGGATCAAACCAAAAACCAAATGTCTATGGGTGGAGAGATTCGTCGTCATGCATCCATCACCGAAAAAGTAGAAACTGAAATGAATCTTCGTAAAGAGAAGAGTGGTTCCTACACCAGAGAAAAAATTCTTCGTGATCTCACAGAACAAATTAAAAGAATGGAGGGTGAGATATGATTAAACTTGAAATGAATCCTCGTGAAGCAGCAGCAATTGCACATGCTTTGTTTCTTCATACCAAAGACGATTCTGAATTTTTTGCATCTGAGCGCGTGCAAGTAATTAGAGGAGTTCTTGCAAGACTTTACAAAGAAATTGATGTAGATTTTGAACAACGACAAGAGGCATTAAAGAATGAAACTACTGACACTTGAAGATTACCAAAAGGCTGGAGAAACGTTTTGGCCTAAGTATTGGTATGTATCAAAGGAACTTGGTGAAGATGCTAAGGCAGAAGACATCTTGAGAGTTATGGAAGCAGTTGGTGGTGTTGCACTGAAACTTGCTTTGGAAAAGAAAGAAGGCCCATTTGGATTCAACAAAAAGGAGGAAAATGACGAATCAAGTACAGACTGATCAAAAAATTAAAATTCCAGAAGGATCAGAACTGATTGATGAAGCATTCTATGTGTGGGAAACACGCTTTGGACTTCACAGTACGATGACAGTTCAGGGAAGAAAAATGCTTACTGGATTGAAAAAAGAAGATGTAATTAGTATGACTAGGTGGCATCTTAAGTGTGAAATCGATGGAACTCTTGATGATTATAGTCGTGTAATTGGATCTGCTATTGTTGGGGGTAAACTCTAATAAATAACATATAGGAAAAAATCATATAGATGAAAAGTTTCTTTCAGTTCCTTAGTGAGGCAGAAACAGAAGCTGCTGCACAGGCGAGAAAACTTGGTTTGAAAGGCGACGGACACGGCGGATGGTTAGATCGATCCGGCGAGTTCGTCGCTAAAACTGTTGGTGGTAAATTAAAATTCTTTGATAAAAATCAAAAACCTGGAAGAGATCCAGATCAGACTCCTAATACAAAAAAGGTAACTTCTAAACTTAAAACTAAAACAATGTCTGTGGACAAGTCTCCACAGAAAGAAAAGAAGAAAAGTGGAGAGGAAGCAGAGAAAGTAGTTGGTAGCGATACTATTACTCTTGCTTTTGGTAGATTTAATCCACCCACCGTTGGGCATGGGAAGTTATTGAAGATGGCAAAGAAAGTTGCCGCTAATGGTACATTAAGGATATTCCCTTCCAGAACTCAAGATAAGAAAAAGAATCCTCTTGATCCTGATAAGAAGGTTAACTTCATGAGAAAAATGTTCCCAGAATTTAAGGAGAACATTATTAATGATGATGAAATGAGATCTATATTTAATGTTCTTCAGGGTGCAGATAGAGATTTTGATAAGGTTAATATAATCGTCGGTTCAGATCGTCAAGCAGAGTTTGAAAATCTTGCACAGAAATATAATGGTGAACTCTACAAATTCAGTGAAATAAAAGTTATCTCTGCTGGTGCAAGAGATGCAGATGCTGAAGGTGTTGAAGGAATGTCTGCTTCTAAGATGAGAAAAGCAGTTGTAGATGGTGACATGGATTCCTTCAAGAAGGGACTCCCTAAATTAGTGACAGATTCGCAAGCAAAATCATTGTTTGATGCTGTTGCTGATGGGATGAAGATTAAAAAGAAAGAGAAAGTTACCGCTGAGATGTGGGAGATTGCTCCAAAGTTTGATGCAAAGGGACTTCGTGAGCAGTATGTAAATGGATTGATCTATAGAATTGGTGATATTGTAGAGAACCTGAACACTGGATTGATTGGTAAGATCATCCGCAGAGGAACTAATCATCTTATTTGTGTGACAAAAGAAGAATATATGTTTAAGTCATGGATTCGTGATGTCATGGAGTATGATGAGAAAACCATGGAGCGTCGGATGAGAGTTCCTGGCAAACCTAATACTTTAGAAGGAACTGGTGGATATCTTAAGAATGCCATGGCAGCAACAGGCACTACTAGTATCAAAAATTTCATAAATAAGTACAAGGTTAAAAAGTAAGATCTTATACTCATGACTCATCTTAACAAGATCTCTAAGATCTATAAGAATTCTATTGCTGAGAAAAAAGACGATTCATATCTTGAGACTGATATGAAGAAGCGTCAGGCAAATAATGAGAAGGCACGTAAAGATATGGAGAACATGGGTACTAAGATGAAGAACCCTCATTTTGAAGCACTCGATCCAGTAGGGCAAGAAGATGGTGATATCAATAATGATGGCAAAAAGGATAAGACTGATAAGTATCTGAAAAACCGCCGCGAAAAGATTGGTAAGGCAATCGCTGCAAAAGAGGAATTTTCTGATTGGAGAGCAGATCTTCAAGAGCAGGGACTTATTGAAGTGATGGATGAGACTGAAGCAGATAAACCCATCAAAGAGAAGAAGGTAAACAATAAGGTTAAGATTAATCCTAAACTTGGTGAGGCAATCGAAGAGATTGGTGGTACTTTGATCGAAGAGATCGAAGATCATGAATTTGATGAAATTGTTCAGAGTGTATATGACGAACTGATTGAAGAGGGATACTCTGAGGAAGATGTTGAGGATGCTATTGAGTTTGCCCTGACTGAGCAACTTAACGAAGTAAGTGATAGTTATTATGACTCTGCTGTGAAGTCATCTAAAGCAGCTGCTGCTAAACTGAAAAGAGCAGAGATGATGAAGAAGGCGAAAGGACGCCTTAGATTCATGAAGAGAAAGGCCGGTGAAGTCGCTAGCAATATGAAAAAGAAAGCGGTGAATACAGCAACAGATGTTGCATTTGCTGGTTCTGCTGCAAAAGACAAAGTAAAATCTGCTCTCTCCACTGCTAAGAAAAGAGTAACTGATGCTCCTAAAGTTGCAAAGAAAAGTATCAAAGATAGAATCAAGCAAGGAGCACTTGCTGTTGCAAAACGCATGAGTGAGGAATTATCTGTTGATGATCAGATGAAAATCTCTCAGAAGTATAATAGAATGACTCCTGAGCAGAAGAAAGCAGCAAACAAAAAAGCAATGGGTAATGTTGCAAAAGTTGCCCCTAAGAAGGACACCAGAACAGATGCTCAGAAGATGACTGATGCAGTCGGTAAACCCAGAATGGGAAGTAGTGACTGATGCCTGCCGTATCTAAAAAACAGCAGCGTTTCTTTGGAATAGTCCGTGCCATTCAAAAAGGTGAGATGGCACCTACTACTCCTGAGACTGCAAAGGCAGCTGCAGAGATGAAGAAAAAAGATGTAAAAGATTTTGCATCAACAAAGCATAAGAAACTTCCAGAGAAAGTAGTTGCAAAAGAGGAATCTAATCCTCGCATACCTAGAAAGAAAGGGCAACCTGCTAATTCTAAAAAACACTCTGATCTTTACACTGATGAGAATCCCAAAGGAACCATTCATGGTTTAGGGTTCAAGGATGTTGCAACTGCAAAAGCATCTGTTACTAAGATTCGTAATTCATCAAGATCTCATGCTCACAAAATCCAGGCAGCAGTTGCTATGGAGCAAAGAGCAAGAGAGATGGGTAAGACTTCTGAGGCAGCAGTCTATAGAAAGTATATCAATGCGATGAAAAAGAAAACTAAAAAAATGAATGAAGGGTGGAGTGATAAGTATAAGAAATCAATCAACTGTAATAATCCTAAAGGATTCTCTCAAAAAGCACACTGCCAAGGAAAAATGAAAAAGGTAAACGAAATCTATAGTGGTACTGATTCTGGAAGAGCAGAAAAAATTAAGAGATATGATGCTGAGAAAAAGAAATTTGCCAAAGATGATAAGCGTAAAAAGTTTGGTAAATTTGTGCAGGATGTAGAGAAAGTAAGATCTAGATCAACAGGAATGCGTGGATACCACAAAGGCAAGATGGGAACATTCAATAAAGGAGTTTTCACACCCGATAATTGATATATAGAATGTAGTATTGAGGTTCATCATGTTTGCATTTTTACTCCCATTAGCGTCAAAAATTATTTCAGATGCCGTCGCCAAAATTCCAGAGAATGAAGAA